TGTCGGATACCGCCCCAGCGCAATCCAATCAACATAACCTTGATCGGATGTCGAGACGACCTGCTCCAGCGGGCCAGAGAACACACGCCCGTCGTCGGCCAGCCAATACCAAGTCTGTGGAACGAAAAGTGGGTCCATTGACGGTTTTCCTTTATATGTATTCGCCGTTGCCGGTGTTGGTGGCGATAGTGCCTGCGACGGTTCCGGGGAATTTATTGGGACCGCCGCCGCCGCTGCCGATGACGCCGAAGCCGGTGATGTTGTATCTCTGACCTGTTGCCGTGCCCGTGATCGGGGCACTCATGCGGAGTTCGCCGCCATGAACGCGGGCAAATACCGTGAAGCCGGGGTTGCCGACGACGTTGATTGACGGCAAGGGCGCACCGGGGCCTGACGAAAACCACACGCCGCCCGGTGGCATAATCATCCAGTGATACGGCGAACTGCCAGCAATCGTGTACGGTGTGTTGACCTGTACGTTGCCTTCGGACCAGATGTGCGCCGACGCACAGACACCGAAGGTCACTCCATCAATGTTGACGCCGCCAAACCCGCCGCAGTTGATGCCGATGCCTTGGCTGGACCCCACGCCGTCCCACGACGCCGCGTAGGTGCCGCCCTTTATCATACAGGATGCGCCAAGATAGATGCTGAAGCACGAACCATGGAGGGTTTCGAACGTCGCCGCCGTGTTGTCGAAGACGATTGACCCCATCCCGGCCTGACCGGCGAATGCACCGGATAAATAGGTTGGCTGCGTAAAGGTGCCCGTGTTTTTGAATGTGATCTTGTGCTGCCGGTTAACGTCGATCACCGCCTGCGCCGTGTTGATTGCCTTCTGAATGGTCTTGTATGGCTTCGCCGCCGTGCCGTCGCCGGTCAAATCGTCGCCAGTCACCCCAGAGTTGGTGTAAATGATCACGTCGGCCTGCAACTTATTCTTGTTGGTCATGCCGAAGATCGCCTTCAGCAATTGCGTCAAGTCGCTATTGCTTGGCGCGGCGCACGCCACGTTGTTAAAGTCGATCAGACCTTTGTCGTAGGCATACTTGATGACAGCAACAATCTCGCGCTGGTCATACTCAACCGACGACGCGGGCGGGATCGACCCCATCGTCCCGGTCGCCGGATTGCCGTTGATGTAGGCAGCGTCTGGGTCGGAAATTCCGAAGGGCTGGTTATAACGAATTGGAGCCTCCCATTTGACTAGAGTTTTAACGTCCAGACCTCGATCTTGCCGATGAAGTAGTGAAGGCTGGAGCGATTAAAGTAGCCGGTGACGGTGGTGGCCGACGCCTCGCTGGCAGACGTTTTCCACCACCGCTCCGCGCCGCTCATGGCATCATTGTAGCGCACTACGTCATTGGCCGCGCTGTCACAGTGCCAAGCTATCAAGAAGTTCTTTGTCTTGTCGAAAGCATAGTCGATTGGATCGGTGACGACGCTGGAGTTCGCCGGGACGGTGAACGCCGACAACCCGCCGACCGTAATCTGAACCTGAGTGCCGTCGAAGTTTTGAACCGCGCCAGACGCCGCATGACCGGCATACATGCTATCGACCCGCATACCCTCAGCGCCGCTGCCGGATTGCAGCGTCAGCCTGAACTTGGTCCCGCTTTCACTGAAGAGTCCGGCCACCAATGACTGTCTGTTATTGACGCCGTTCAAGACATCGGGGCTGTCGCCAACAAAGGTCGCGGTAAACGTCGTCACCCATACCGGCTCAGCGACGTTCGTTACCGTGACGGTGTATACCTTGGGCATGTCCGTAACCACCGGATCGACGCCGCTGACCGTCACCGCGATCCCGTATGAAGCACCGGCCTCAAAGTCGAGCGCACCAGCAACGGTCAGATCGTTGCCAGTGATCGCGAACCTACCGCCCGCGTTATTGGTCAGAGTGTAAACCGGCGTGCCGGTGAACTTGTTCACGGTGGAGAACGTCCCGACCACGGTGCCGAGTGCGGAGTTCTCCGGGACCGGATTCAACACCGCATCGATCTCTGGCGGCGAGACATCTGAGTAATCGAAGATGATCTCGGTGTGCGCTGGCTTCCAGCGGTTGAGCAGGCACGCCAAATCTTCGGCAATTTTAATACGCAAATGAGGATCGACGCCGGTTTGTCCGCCGCCTGCGCCAACCCGGAACCAAATCAGGCCGAGTGATCCGACATGAACGGTCCAATAGAAACGGTTGGATGGAGGGCCAAGCCCGTACTGCGGCCAGCCGGATAGTTCGCCGTCTACGTCGGGGTCATAAACCTTATCCCCCTTCGCGTTCATGATTGGCTGACCCCACTCATTGACCATGGGATCAGGCGCAAAATCTTTATCGGTTCTGCTGTCGCCGCAGCGATCCATCCCGACGACCCACACCCGGTACTCGGTGATCGTGATCGTGTAGCCAAGACTGGCGGCAACCCCGATAAAGAACTCGCGCGACTGAGCGCCGAGCAGTGTCATCCGCGTGACCAGTGCCTGCTGACGTTCGCCAATGGTCTGCGGTGCTTCGTAGCAAGGATCAGGCAGGCCCCAGTTGCGTTCCCAATCCGGTAACAGTTCAAGCGTGATACGCGGATCGCTCTCTTGCTCCAGCAAGTCGGCGGCCCGCCTATCGACAACCCCCCAGTATTCGCAAAGCCCGGCACAGACTTTGTACAGCAGCGTTCCCGGTTGGCGCGGCCATGCCTCGCCCTGCGGCAGCAGCGCCATGAAGGCGTGCTGATAATCCGACCCGCTCCTGCGAACGTGCCGGTCGTTACTCATCGTAGAGTATCGTTTCTAGGACTGCCATGTGACCGACTGACTCCATGACAAAGTCATCCGTGGTCACAAGCTCAAACGACTGGACGCTGGGCGCATTCAGGATGGCGTTGCTGATCCACGCCGCATAGATCGTTTGCCCCGGTGCAGCGTTGGCGAACAGCATGCGCTCGACGCTGGCTTCAATCTCGGTCTTCGCGGCGGTTCTCGCGGCTACGGTATCCGGGACTGTAACGAGATCAGCAATTGTGATGCTGAGGTACTGCTGGATCGGAGCGAACACATAGCAGTCCATGACGGTGACCGGACGCATCTTGTCGATGTAAACCTTGACCTCTTCTATGTCTTCCGATGTCGGCCAGCCCTTGCTTTCTTCATAGGCCGGGTCTTCCGGGTCCATCAGAAACCGCACCGTGATGGTGCCCGGCCCCTGTTCCGCCTCGGCCCACGCGCGGTCTACGCCGGGGCACGCCAACGCCCACCGGACATAGTCTTCCGCCGAACCGCCCATGGGCGGATTGCGGATGCGTTGCAGGATGCGTCGGCGCAACTGATCGTCGGTTTCCGCATTGGCTCCACCATCGACCACGATGACCACTGCTTGCCCGTCAACGCCGCTGATGGCTTCTACAAATTGCAGCCCATCGCCGGGGAAACGGTTGCCGTCACGCCCATAACTGAGAGCACGAACCGGGACAGGGACTCCGGTTGGAGTCACCAAGACCTCGACCGTCGTTTCGTACTGCAAGTCATCGCTGCTGGTCAGGCGGGACGAGACGGGGACCGCGATCCCATCGACGCCCGTCACCGTCGCTTGACCCGAAGCAAGCGCTCCCAGCTTACGGCCCGTGGTGTCATCGGCGTTGACCAGCCAGATGTCGCCGTGCCGGTCGAGCCACTCCCTCTCGGCGGTGTCCGGCATTAATTGAAGTGCCAGCCAGTCAATGTAGCGCAGGGTCAGATGAGCCAGCGCCGCCATGGCATCGGCCATGACACGCAGCACGCTATTGCTGACGAACGATGCGCGACCCAAGCTCGTGGTGATCTCACCCCGAACCGTTTCGCGAACCGAACGCAGCGAGGGAGTTGACCATGGCATTGGGTTAAATCCTGATTTCTTCCCACAAGTCGTGGAAGCGCAACTCGATCTGCGGAAGCGGCCCCCGATAAATTCGCACCGAGACGTTGATCCTCTCGGTGCTGCCTCTTGTTGCCTCGACTTCAATGCTGCGGCACATACGCCTGTCGATCATCGGCTGGAGCGCGATCCGGCAATACTCCTCGGCCCTTACCAGCGTGGAGCCTTCTCTTGCTTCTGCTGGCGTGATCTTGGCCCGGCTCAGCAGCCATATCTTAGCTCCTATCGGCCAGCCATCCCAGATCGTCTCGGCATCCATGTCGCCCCACCAGCCGCGCCGGTCTGTGCTGTCCGGGTCCGGCAAGATATCGTCCGGTTCGACCAAGGCATGAGTCAGCAGCGCGACTTTGACGACGTTGACCAGTTCCTCGGTTTCATCGAGCGTGTTGTCAGGCTTCAGCAGCCAGTCCATCCAGATGGCGTGAAGGCTCACGATGTTGCCTTCAAGGTCCGGGCCGGTCCCGTCAGTATCCCTGATGTTGATGACCCTGATCTCTGCCATATCACACGCTCAGGGCCACGACGTTTCGCTGCATGAAGGCCGGATGCACGGTGTCGTTCTCTGCGATCAGTTCCTCGCTGCGGGACGGGTCCGCATAGATGCGGTTCGACATCGTCAGCGCCGGATAGTTGATCGGGAACTGGTAGTTCACGATGCGAGGCAGGACACGCCGCGTGGCCGCCAGATGCTGGATCATGAGAGCCGCCAGCGCGACGAAATTCCTGTTGTCGGAGACAACGAAAAAGTCCGCCATATCCAGCTTAATGTCCTCAACAACCAAAGCCATCCGGTCGATGACAGCATCAACATCGCTCTGACTTTTGAACTCCATGGCGGTGATGATCTTCGACTGTTGGGCAAACGAA